CATGTTTGGTAATATGTTTAATGATATAGATGTTGTTAGATATAACAATTCAGGAGATGCAGTACAATCAATTCGTGTTCCTATTGCATATGGTCCAAAAGAAAAGTTTCTTGCAAGATTACGTGGCGATCCACAATTAGATAAAGATGTAGCAATACAATTACCAAGACTTGCTTTTGAAATTACTGATATGGCATATGCACCAGATAGAGGATTAAGTAAACTTGGTATTAACACTGGTATAGGTTCAAATCAAAATACTATTAGAAAAGCAAATACACCTGTTCCTTATGATATTACATTTACATTGTATGCAATGTTTGCAAATAATGAAGATGCAGTACAAGTCATAGAACAGATACTACCTTTTTTTAGACCAGAGTGGACACATACAGTAAAGTTGGTTCCTGAAATTGCAGACAAATTTGATGTGCCAACAGTATTTACTGGAATGTCAATTGAAGATTCATATGATGCAGACTTTCAAGTTCGCAGGGCAATTATATACACATTAACATTTACAGTCAAGGGATATTTATTTGGTCCAACTAGAAACAAAGGTGTTATTAAAAGAACACTTGTTGACCTTTCAGCAAATAATGTTGTAGGTGCACCTTATAATACCAGAATAACATTAACTCCTGGATTACTTGCAAATGGTTCACCAACAACCAATTCAACAGCAAGTATCGCAACATCATCAATTAGTGCAAATAGTGATTATGGATTTGCATTTGATTCAGAAAACTTTTTTGATGGAATAGATAGACATGGACATTCATAATGAAAAAAACAACAGAAAATTTAAACGAAATTTTTGAGATTGAAGGTGAATTAGTATCTGACGATTTTCAGACACATAAAAAACCTCCTATTAAAACAACCGATTCTAAAGATAAAGAAATACAAACTGATTACGAATATGCTAGAAGTAATCTTTATCAAGTCATAGAAACAAGTTCGGATGCACTCAATCAACTTGTGGAACTTGCAAAAGCAAGTGAACATCCACGTGCATTTGAAGTGGTCAGTCAACTTACTAAGACGTTAGTTGATGCCAATAAAGATTTATTAGACATACAGAAAAAGGTTAAAGACTTAACAAAAGAAGAAAAACAACAAGACCCACAAAATGTAACCAATGCTCTATTTGTAGGCAGTACTTCTGACTTACAGAAACTTATAAAGGGGCAAGAGGAAGAATGAGTTCTTTAGATCGTGGGTATAATGGAAATACTAATCTAAAAAGAAAAAGTACACCAATTCAGTGGACTAAACAAAAAGTCAAAGAATTTCTTAAATGTGCTAAGAATCCAATATACTTTGTACAAAAATATATACAAATTGTTCATGTAGATCGTGGATTAATTCCAATTGACTTATATGATTATCAAAGAGATATTATTGAAAAAATTACTAATCATCGTCGTTGTGCAGTCGTAACATCTCGTCAAGCAGGTAAAACAACAACAGCAGTATGTGTGATATTACATTACATATTATTTAATGAACACAAAACAGTTGCACTGCTGGCAAACAAAGGAGATGCTGCAAGAGAAATATTAGATCGTGTTAAGATTGCTTACGAGGCACTCCCTAAGTGGATGCAACAGGGTGTAATCGAATGGAACAAAGGTAGTGTAGAGTTTGAGAATGGATGTAAAATCATTGCTTCTGCAACCTCCTCGAGTGCTATTCGTGGTAAGTCGATATCACTTCTATACATTGATGAGACTGCATTCGTAGAAAATTGGGATGAATTTTTTGCATCAGTATTTCCAACTATTTCTTCTGGTGAGACAACTAAGATTCTATTAACAAGCACACCAAATGGATTAAATCATTTCTATAAAACTTGTGAAGGAGCAAAAGAAGGAACAAATGGATATCAGTTTGTTGAGGTTCATTGGAAATCAGTTCCAGGAAGAGATGACAAATGGAAACAAGAAACTCTTGCTTCTATGGATTTTGACTATGAAAAATTTTCTCAAGAATTTGAGTGTCAATTTTTAGGTAGTTCTGGCACACTGATTGAAGGAAATAAAATTAAAACAATGGTTGCAAGACAACCAATCAAGGATTCTAATGGGTTGTCAATGTATAAACAACCAGAGGAAGGACACACATATGTGGCAACAGTTGATGTATCAAGAGGAAAAGGACTTGATTATAGTGCCTTTCAAATTATTGATACAACAAAAATGCCATATCAACAAGTATGTGTGTATCGAGACAATTATATCACACCAATAGAATATACTGAAATAATACATAGAACAGTAAAACATTATAATGAGGCAGTGGTATTAGTTGAGATAAATGATATCGGAGAGCAAGTTTCTGACTTGTTACATCACGATTTTGAGTATGAGAATATATTATATACTGAATCTGCAGGACGTTCTGGTAAAAGAATATCTGCAGGATTTGGTAAAAATTTAGATAAGGGAATAAGAACTACAAAATCAGTGAAATCAGTAGGATGTTCTATATTGAAATTATTAATTGAACAAGAACAATTAATTATTAATGATTTCAATACAATAAGGGAATTTTCTACATTTTCACGAAAAGCAAACTCATATGAGGCAGAATCAGGAAATCATGATGACTTGGTTATGTGTTTAGTCTTATTTTCTTGGTTGACAGACCAGCAATTTTTTAAAGAATTAACTGACATTAATACGCTAAAAACGTTAAGGCAGAGAACTGAAGAGGAATTAATGAGTGAATTATTACCATTTGGTTTTTTTGATGATGGTATGCCTGATGAAAATGTTGTGAATGTTGATGTTAATGGTGATTTAGAAAATCCATATTCAACAGGTGAATATGTGAAAAGAAACTTTGAACCATTCTAAATATGGTTTTTTATAAATAATGTAAGTAAAAGCAATAAAACTCTATAAGAAGGAGATAGAAAAATGGCATTCCAAGTCAGTCCAGGAGTGAATGTTAGTGAAATAGATCTAACCACTGTTGTCCCAGCAGTAAGCACTACAACAGGTGGTGTAGCAGGACATTATAAGTGGGGTCCAGTGAATGAGCGTGTTCTAGTTAATAGTGAAGACCAATTGGTTAACATTTTTAACAAACCAAACTCAAACACTGCTTCAGACTTTTTCACTGCAGCAAACTTCTTAGCATACGGAAATTCACTTTATGTTGTTCGTGTAGTTAATGGTGCAAATAATGCTACCACTGGTACAGTAGGGACATACGTTGAATCCGAAGATTATTATAATGAAACATATTCCCATCAATCTGGGCACGGAGACTGGGTTGCAAAATATCCAGGAGAACTCGGAAACTCACTAAAAGTTTCTGTGTGTCATAATGCAAATGCATGGGAGTCCACAGTAGCAACATCATATTCAGTTTCACGTAACAGTAAAACTGTAGGGTTGATTGGTGATGGACAAGGGAGTTCTAATACAGAAACACAATTCGTAGTTGGCGATCTTGTTCTTCTTGGACCAGATAAAGAGTCTAAGAAAATCGCATCGCTATCAGGTAATACAATTACTTTAACATCAGATTACACAGGTAACACAGTTAACACATATACACCTGACTTAACAAGACGTTGGGAATATTTTGGTAACTTTGACCAAGCACCAACCACAACAACATATGCAAACACTGTTAATGCACAAGGTGATGCAATTCATGTTGCAGTTGTTGACGAAGATGGTGCAATTAGTGGTGCATCTGGTTCAGTTGTTGAAGCATATGAAAATGTTTCAGTTGCAAGTGATGCTAAAACAGCACAAGGTGCAACTAACTACTATAAAGATGTAATTAATCAGCAATCCTCTTGGGTTTGGTGGGGTGGACATAACTCTAACCTATCACAAGGTGGTGTTCGTGCTGATTTAGGTACAAATTATCCAGGAAATGATTTGCCTGTAACAGCGTCAATGACAGATGGTAAAGATGGTGCTACACCATCCTCTGCACAAAAAATCTCAGGGGTAGATAAATTCAAATCTTCTGAAGATGTGGATGTATCATTACTGTTAGGTTCAGACGCTGATACTACATTAGCAACTCATTTAATTA